TCTTCCGATCCTGCCTGATCCTTGTTGTAGATGTACTGGGTGTAAAGCGCCCCCGTCAGCTGCAGGTCTTCTGCTTCGTAGACGTGCTGCTGATGGAGTTTCTCTAATCCGCTTAAGCTGGCCAGCTCGTTATCGCGGCGTGAGCGCTCCAGTGCGGTTTGCTGCTGAGGTGTTGCGTTCGCCAGAGAGACAACAGGCCCGGCATACTGCGGAGGCTTCGCGCCAGCGGTCGCTGACATTGAGCGGTTAAGCAGGTCATACGCACCTTTCAGGATTGAGACTGCGCCAGCCTGTTCGATAGCCTTTTGCGTAGCCAGATCGCTGGCCTGGTTAACCAGATTCTGCGTTTGCTCGACTTTTGATGCTGCCTGTTCGCGCTGGTACTCCAGCTGGTTCAGCTTATCAGTCAGCTCGATGTTTTTGGCCGTGATGTCGGCCTGGTCCATGAAGGTGTTGATCAGGGTCAGCGTCGGATGGCGGTTGTAGTCCTGCTGGATTTGATCAACCGCCTTAAGGCTGTCTTTCACCTTCGCGATCTGAGAGTCGAGGTCGGCCAGGTCCTGTTTTTGCGCCTGTAAAGATGTACGGGCATCAGCCGCGGTCGAACGCAGGCCAAGCACCGACATCTGCTGGAGCTTGGTGTTGATCTCGTCAAGGTTGTTGGCAAAACCTACCGCCTCACGGTGCACCTGCTGGGTATGCTGATAAAGGCCATACATCGCAGCGCTGGCACCGATAATCACTCCAGGCCAGCCACCGAGAATGCCAAGAACGCCACTACCCAGGCGGGACATCACCGAGGCTGTATTGGTGAGGTTATTAACGGCCGAAGTCCTGCCAGCAAGCGCCGTATTAAGTGATGCCTGAGCAGCAGCAAGATTACGCTCAGCGACAATCTGAGCCTCAATACTCGTCGCCGCCGCGCGCGCCTGTTGAGCGCGGTAAACAGCCTGGCGACCAGCAGCAACGCTAACCTGAGCGCCGCGAACCTGAGCCTGCGCCAGTGCGACCTCTGCGGCCGTATTAGCGAGCACTGCCCGGGTTGACTGAGCGACGCTGCCAACCATATTGCCAAAATAACGAGCGAGGCCAACACCAACCAGAATACCGACTGTATTTGCCACATCATCGATGTTATTCGCCAGACCATCCAGCACGCCGGAGAGCGTGGATGATGCGCCGACGGCATCGTTCGCCCCGCCAACCCATGCGAGGAAGGCGTTTTGCACTTTCTGCGCAGATCCGCTAATGGAAGCTGGCAGGGTGTCAAACTCTTTGCGCAGGATCTGGACATTGGTCAGCAACGGGACGATCTTATCTGTTGTCAGCTCACCGTTGTTGGCCATATTGCGCAGGCCGCCAACGGTGGTACCAAGACCATCAGCCAGCAGCTTAGCCAGCCTGCCGCCGCTCTCCATGATGGCATTGAATTCTTCCCCACGCAGAACGCCTGACCCCAGCGCCTGGCTCAACTGTGTAATAACGGAACTCGCCTCTTCGGTACTGGCGCCAGACAGCTTCAGTGAGGTTGCGACGGTTTCAGTCACTTTTGCTACATCTGAAGAAGCATAACCAGCCTCACGCAGGGACTGCGCAATTCGGCTGTACAGGTTGCTGTTTGCCTCGAGGGATGTTCCGGTGCGCTGGCTAATCTCCATCAGCACGCGCTGGGATTGCACGTAATCCTCACTGGAAGAGGACGCAAGGCGAAGACGCCCATTCAACTGGTTCCACGTGTCGGCAAACTGAATCAGCTGATGTGTGGCAAATGCACCAGCCCAAGCACCGGCAAGCCCGGCAGCAGAAGATCGCACGGTTGCAAGCTGAGAATTCAGGTCAGCCAAAGACCGCTGAGTTTCACGCGTGGCCGCTGCAGCTTTTTTCCCGCCCTGTTCCATTGTGCGGTAGTAATCGGTTCCCATGCGGGACGCTCTGGCGATCTCTGACTGGAAAGAAGAAGAGTTCGCCGAAATTTTGATGATTAGCTCGCGCAGCGTTGCCATATTTCACCCATAAAAAAGCCCGCAGCCGCGGGCATCAAAGACTGGACATCCATTCTTCAAGTTCAGAGACTTCAGCGCCTTCTTCCTGCTCACCCCATTTCAGCATCACGTCAGGAATGGTGAATTTCCCGCCCTGAGAGTTCAGCATTGCAACGGAGATCTGCGCCGCCTGAGCATCGGCGCGCCAGTCACCAATCGGACTGATGCGGTCGAACTCGATCCACATTTTAAGCTCGCTGGCGGTCATGGTCTGGCGCAGTTCGTGGAGAGTACGCCCCAACCGGAGCGCCAGCGACATCAGGAAGAAGGTCAGCGGCTGCTTTACGGCTTTCCCGCTTCTTCCTGGCTCATTCCGAGGTTGAGGGCCTGAGCCAGCAGGCGGGAGTGCACAGGACCATAAATTTTAGATACCTGCTCCTGATCCTCATCGCTGAATACGCGCTCGCCGTTTTCATCCAGCAGAACGTCAATAAACAGAACCACATCAGCCTCTTTGTTACGCAGAAACTTTTCCGCCTCCGTCAGCGTCGGTGCCTCTTCGCCCTCGGCGAGCTGGGGATTAACGATCTCCCGGAATTTCACCCAGGCATCGCCAGAGGGTTCACGCAGCGTTACCTTTGCGCCATCCCATTCAGGGACCGTGATACCTTCTTTGGTGCGATAGGCTTTCGATGCTGTAAGCGCCACGTTGCGTAATGAATTCTGTGATGTTTTTTGCGGCATTTCATTTTTCTCTTGTTACATGATCGAAGGGATAAAAAAAGCGGCCGAAGCCGCTCAGGAACCAGACGCGTAGATGCGTTTAGGTTTGCCGCGTACACGCAGAGAATAGGTAGCGCCAACAACGGAAGAGGTTGCAGCAGACCATGAGCTCTGGCGTACCTCCACCAGCACGTAGAAACCGTTACCAGACGGGAATACCACGCGCAGCGCGCGCAGTTCGTCTTTTTCGTAAGCGGTCTGCAGTGCCTCCTGTGCTGCTTCATCGCCAACCCAGTTACGGGTAATGCTCATTTCAGCTGGCGCGGCGAGGCCGTTGGTTTGCTCCTGTTCAGTTGAGCACAGCGTGGTTACGTCGATATCTCCTTTCTGCCCGCCGGTGAAGGTGATCTCCTTTGTTGCGCAGGCTGCTTCCAGCCAGATAACACCAGCGCCCGGGAAACCTGAGGCGTTAAAATCCTCGGCGGTTACGGGTGCGTCGGAGACGGCAAAGGTCATCCCCTTTGTGACTTCATACTTACTGGTCATGGTTTCTCCAGTTAAAAAAAAGACCGCCGGAGCGGTCTGTTATGGTGGGTAAAGTTAAACGGTTACCTGAAATTCGAGCGTTGCCCGGTGATAGCGCAGATCAGGCTCATAGCCCGGTGTTTTCACAATGCTTTCCGGCTTCAGCACTTGCAGGGCATCAAGCGCCATATTCCTGATCGTGCGCGCTTCAGCGATGGTGCTGGAATAGACATCAACCTGCACAGAAACGGCAGATTCAGCCTGACCGCAGAGAACGTCAGCGGCCACGTCGGTAATAATCGAGAAAATTACCCAGGGCGGCGAGACTGAAGGCTTCCCGTCACTGCCGAGCGGCGCAACGTAGGGATAAACCTGCCCTCCGGCCAGCGGCTCCAGCAGAGGATAGAGATCGTCTTCCGTCATTTGCTTAATGCCTCGTCAATGGCCTGGTTCATGCGCCTGATCGCGACCTCTGTCGCCTGCTCCTGGCGAACATCGAACGCGGGGCGCACAAACGGATGAGGCGGCATATTTACTGTCCCCATCTCAACAAACCGCCAGTAAAACGCATTTCGCGGATCGCTGGCTTTCATGGTGTTGTCGCTATTACCGGTTCGCATGTTGCGGCCACGGATATATACGCCGGATGTAATTTCGCCACGGCGGCGTGAGCGCTGAGTCAAAACGACCACGTTTTTCTTCAGCTTTCCAGTTCTCTCAGGAGCGCGTGCGATCACTTCTTCCTTTAGCACTTCTGCCCCGGCGCGCGTGGCATCACGCAAAACCTTGTTGTTTTCAGCGCGGCTAAGTAACTCCAGGTCTTTTGCTATGTCATTCAACCCTGAGAAATCGAGGCTCGTTTCAATCATTTTTCGGCCCCCTGCTTGCATAAAATTTCGAGCTGAACACCGCGAGAATCTGGAATCGGTGGGCCAATGATATTCAAAATAGCTCCTTTGAACGGCCCGGTTTCAACCCTGAGTCTGGAAGCTGCAGTGATATCACGACGAAATCGTGTCCATACCCTAATTGTTGCGACGGCGGTTTCAGCGCCTGCGGCTACCAGTTCACGACCACTGATACCTTTTACTTCTGCCCAGGTTTCAGCGCCGTCATGCCACGATTCAACGGGCTGCCCGGAACCATCCCTTTCTGAAGAAATGTTCTGTACGGTGATTCTGTCTCTTAGTCTCCCGGCCTGCATAACACCTCCTACACCCCATAGATTCGGTACGGCTGCAGTAGCGCTTCCACAGCAAATGGAACATCTGATGTTATGTTCCCGATATTTACCGCCTCCCTGTTTGCATACCAGTGACCGATAAGCAGTAGCATGGCTGCCTTAACATCATCATTGAGCACTATCGGGTCCGGGTCGTCAGCGTACCCAGGGCTGCTTTCATTTTCATAGAGCGTTCGGCGTGTCCATGTCTGGACGTACCGGGCCGCCGCACCTGTGTAAATCTCAAGCAGAGCATCATCACCCGTAAAGTCGGTATCAATGCGGCAATGCTGTTTCACCACATTCTGATCAAGCATTTGTTTGCCCCGAAAAAAGCGGCCCGAAGGCCGCATTAGTTATCAGCTACCCGCGCCGGTGCTGAATGAACCGTAGACGAACGCCTCAGGGCGTTTCACAGCCAGCGCCAGACGTTCCTCGCAACGGATGGTGATCATGTTTTTCTCGAAGTCGTCGGCGTTCTCCGTGGAGATAACAGATCGGAAGAGCGTCGTGTAGGGAAAGAGT